ATGGCGGCGCGGAGAGCGGCGATGGCGTTTTGTCGTACTGGCAAAGTTGATTTGTGGGTAAAACCCCACTCGTCAGCAAAAAACTCCAGCGCCTCAAGCGCGGTCTTCATTGCTTCGATGCTCATAGTGGTGCATCCTCATAATCTTCGTGACCCAGTGGGACACGGGTGGGGTTGTTAACGGGTATGGGTTGGGGTGGGAACGGCCAATTCATTTTTCCAATTCTTTCTCAGTCAAAGTGGATTTTTTCACATGACTCGATCCCATAGGGAAAAGTGATGTGCCGGTTTCTTCAATGTCGATCGGGTGCAGCCAAGTGACAACGCACCATGCGAGGGTGATGCCAACAATGAGGCCGCAGGCAAAGCCAAGAGCAAAAACCATTTCCATTCCTCAATTGACAGCCAAGAATTCCGGATTTTTCGGCATGACCGAATCGACAACCCGAGGTTTACGCCCCCGCTTGGCAGGCACTTTGGGCTCAGTGGGCGGCGGAATAAACGAATCGTGCAGAGCGGGTGCCAGCACCTCGATGGTGCCCAGTACATCCACAAGCCGCAGCACCGATGCATTAGGGGTGCGCTCACCGGTTACCCATTTGTGAAAGGTGTAGAGGGGTACGCCAAGGTAAGCTGCTGCCCGGGGTTCGTCGAGGGACAAGCGGGTCATCAGGGCTGCGAATTCGGGCCGTGGAGCGGGTTTGATAGGGGTATGCATAGTAGGGTTCCAATGGGTCAAAAAAGCCCGCTAGGGGCTGCCTAGCGGGTGGGGGTGGAAAAGATGGGGTTTAGAGGTCTAGCAGTTTCTCGAGCACTGCGACTGCGATGGGCACTGCCACTGCAACAAGTAGAACGGTCACCATTTGGTGCGTGCCTCTTGCCTGCCCTGTTCGATCAGTCGTCGGGCCTCCGATTGATCGTCGGGCGTTTCACTCATGAGCATTGCGCGAATGTGCTGCGCCTCAGCCCGGGAGCGGTCTAGGTTGGGCGCGGATTCGTACTTGAACCCGGCCCGGATGTAATCGGATTCGGGATGGTTCACTTGATGAGATCCTCCCCTAGTGCACCCCGGATGCGATTAAGCACGGTTTTCAGGTATGCGGGTTTGTAGATGTCGCTGCCCTCGTGATCCTCTACAAAAGGCAAAGCAAAGTAGAGGGTATCGCGCAGGGATTCGGCGGTTTCATTGGCTTGGGTGAGTTCGTATGTCAGACGATCCCGCTCGGCCTCTAGATCAGCGATGCGGGCGAACAGGGCCGCAGTGCCCGTGAATCCCTCGGCGTATGCGATGCGTTCCGCCTCATCAGCGGGCAGGGTTTGTAGGTCAATCATTGTTCAATGTTCCTTGCGAGACAGTATTGGAAAACGGCATCCTCGACAGAAAAGCCGGAAAAGTAATAGTGCTTGGCCGCTTCCCATTCGATGCGGCCCGATAAGCGCGGGTGCCGGGTCAGTAGCGCTTCGGTAAATTTGGCAAGCCAATCGGCTTGTCGCTGGGCCTTGGTTTCCCCGTAATGGCGTTTCATGCTGCAACCCCTTCGGCTTCGAGAGTGGCTGCGACTTGGCGCAGGGTGGCCGCTTGGCGGGTCAGCTTTTCGGCACGGTTGCGAATGGCTTCCAAATAGTGCGCGGATTCGTCGAATTGATCGAACCATGCCCAAAATGCTTTTATTGCTTGCTCACGGGTGCGATGGCAGTCGTCCAAGCTGGGTCGATAGACAGGATGGCCGCTTAGGTCAAACAAAACGGCACGGGTGCCCCTGCGGGTGTTGGCGTAGTCCAAGGCGCACGATTCGAGGATGAGAAAAAACGCGCCACTGTTTACCGGGCGAGCCGATAGGATGCGCGACTTGTGATACCGCAGGGTGCCGGGGTCGGCGTAGTGGCTGCGCCCTTCAAGGTTGTGCTGGGCGTTACCCGTGGGGTTATCAAAACGCGCATCGAAAGGGTACACATCGAGGGTGGCTGCAAGGGTTTGGACAGTCTCATTGTTTAGCATGGTGAGGTGCTCCAGTGGGTTTACGGGTTACAAGGGCTTAACAATACGATTGAGAGCCGTTTGGATGTGATCGTCGTTCAGGTACTGATACAAGGCATCGCAAATAAAGGACATCGCACCAGCATGGCGCACTAAATCCCATTGATAGCGGCGCGTGGAATGACCAGCGGCCGCATACCGACTGCGATGGAACTCGGTATCGTGCGGGCGCAATATGGTTGCCAATTGATCGAAGTGCTCACGGGTCATCTTCATTACATTTTCTCCAGTGGGTTGATTACGGGTTACGGGTTACAGGGACAGGGCAAACACAAGCCCGAGGTACAGGGTGCCAGAGCCTGCGACGACATAGCAGATGAGTTCTAACAGGCTGGGCTCGCGCTTGGGACGCTCTAGGGGTTCAGGGCGCAAATCGAGGTAATGCAGGCGATGCTTGGACATAGTGGGCTCCAGTAGGTGAAGGGTTAAGAGATGGCATAGCCGCCGAGATTGCCCAGCAGCCTGCGAACGGTGTCAGCGTTGACCGGGCAGTCACTGACGGTAATCTGGTATTCACATCGCGCAAAGCCACGGGACTGCGCGTAATCGTGTGCGGCCTTGCGAGTCAACTCGCAGCCGATGGTTTCGCCGAACTCGGTTTCGATGATGTAGAACTTCACAATGGCTCCAGTGGGTTGAATGATGCCCCGCTTGCGCGGGGCTGGGTGGATCAGTAGCCGTACGCTACAGCCCAATCGGTGATTCGATCAATAGTCGAGGCGGGGATGCGCCGCTCGCGACCATTGCGATCCTCAAGCATCCCGGTTGCATCGGCTGCTGCCAGCGAAGCGGTGTAGAAGGTGCCGTGATCGTTATAGCTGATGTAGCAATCGGTGCTGTCACCGTCGGTGTCGAGTTCGATGAGGTATCCGCTGATGATGGTGGTGGCTTTGGACATTGTGGGCTCCAGTGGGTGAGGGTTACAGGGTGAGTGCCCGGGGTTGCCCCCGGGCTAGGTGGATCAGGCTGCGGAGCGGGCCAGTGTGTACCAGTACCTCGCCAACTGCTGGTATGTGCGAGCGAGGTCTAGGTGGTGGTCACTGCTTGCCAATTCTTGCCACCTACGGGCAAATTCAGCATATTGGGCAGCACGATTTTGCAAGACATTGACGGGGGCGGATTCGGGGATAGATTTAGCGTAGTTCATAGTGGGCTCCAGTGGGTTACGGGTTACAGGGTTCTGCCGGGGCAGTGCGCCATTATAAACACACTTCAACCCACTGGGTCAACGATTACTTGCAAAATCAATAGACAGAATCGTCATATTCGACGGGTTCTATATGCGTAGTACCAAAGTTCCCGAAACCGCGTAGGATCGACGATCGCAAGCGGGGTAAGGGGGTAGGTGCTTGAACCCCTGAAAACGCAACCCAGAGGGTTTTAAAGGCTCGGGGGTGTGACAAGTGCACTAGCCGAGAGGGGTAGGGTTTTGGGATTCCTGAAAAAAAGTACTTTTCAAAAAGTCGTCCATCCAAGGCTAAGTTCCGCGGAAGCCACTTGTCACACTCGCCCCGCAAAACCCACTGGAGCGCCTCCACTGGGTTCCCGAGTACCCAGAGGGTGCCTCACCAGTCACCCAGTGGGTTCCCGAGTACCCAGAGGGTGCACTGCCCCCGGCACCCATTGATCCGGCCCGATGGTCCCTGAATCCCATAGTACCCAGAGGGTTTTGCTGCACCGCATCATGGTTGCGGCGAGCTTTCCGCTGCACCGCAGCATGACCCGGCGGGTACGCGTGCTGCACTGCACCATCACCCAGTGGGTACGCGTGCTGCACTGCACAATTGTTGCGCCGCACCACGATTCATCGGGGTCGCTGGCTGATGGGGGGAGGGGTAGGGCCGGCGCGACAAGGTTGTGGCGCTGGTGGCCCCACGAACCATTTTTTAATTTTTTTAGATTGAGAAATAAACAATTACCCAGCGGGTCAATGACACATCCCTCCCACCAGCCCGCCAGTTGTGCTAGGATCAGTGCCACTATGGGCAATTCAATCGAACAATCCGTAGGCGCAGATGTCACACTGCCAGACTGGCTCACTGCCGGTGATCCCGCGCCAATCAAGCCCTCTCGGGAGGCTAAGGCGCTTGTGTTCCAACAGTTTGAGACTGTCTTCCCTCGCGTAATTGACCTGATTGCATCGGGCTACACGCTGACCAGCGCGGTCAAAGAAGTACCCTACGGGATTGACCTCGGAGCGTTTACCCGGTGGGTCAAAAAAGACCCCACGCGCAACGAGATGTACAAAGAGGCCAAAGAGATCCGCACCGAAGCGTGGGCGGGTAAGGTCATCGAACACGCCACCGCAGAAGACTCGTTCGAGGATGTGGCGCGATCCAAGCTGATCGTCGATGCCTACAAGTGGCTAATGGCTGCGGACAATCGTAAGACCTACGGCCAATCGACCCAGATTGAACTGGGTGGGCAGATTAGTATTTTGGGAGCGTTGGCTGCGGCTAACGAGCGCACACTCGAACTGGTCGAGGATGTGACACCTCGGCTGGAGAACTGATGCAGAAACTCAGATATAGCGCAGAAGAGGAGCAACTGCTGATGACGCAGTTGTGGTCGCCTCAGATTAAAGACGACCCAGAGGCGTTTGTATTGTTCTGTTTCCCGTGGGGTCAACCGAGTACTCCCCTCGAACGATTCAAAGGGCCGCGTAAGTGGCAAAGAGAGACTCTTCGGGACATCCGGGACTTCATCCGTGAGAATCGAGACAAGTTGTCGCAAGAGGCGCTGATCGATGCGATGCGGCAGGCTGTGTCGTCTGGCCGGGGTGTGGGGAAATCCGCACTGGTGTCGTGGCTCATCTTGTGGATGCTGAGTACTCGGATAGGTAGCTCCGTCATCGTGTCGGCTAACAGCGAGGCGCAGCTTAGGAAGGTGACTTGGGGTGAGTTGACTAAGTGGGCCACGATGAGTTTGAACGCGCACTGGTGGGAGCCCACGGCCACGAGTTTGCAGCCCGCGCAGTGGCTATCGGAGTTGGTTGAAAGGGATTTGAAGAAGGGCACCCGGTACTGGGGTGCTGAGGGGAAACTGTGGAGCGAGGAGAACCCTGACGCCTATGCCGGTGTGCACAACATGGACGGCATGATGGTGATCTTCGATGAGGCGTCGGGTATCCCTGATTCGATCTGGTCTGTGGCTGCGGGCTTCTTTACCGAGAACATCTTGGATCGGTACTGGCTTGCGTTTAGTAACGGTCGTCGAAACACCGGGTACTTCTACGAGGCGGTGGACGGATCGAAGCGGGACTTTTGGCGGTCGAAGAAGATCGACGCTCGCCAAGTCGAGGGCACCGACAAGTCGATCTATCAGCAGATCATCGAGGAGTACGGTGAGGACAGCGACGAGGCCCGGGTTGAGGTCTATGGGGACTTCCCCAAGAGCGGGGCTGACCAGTTTATCGGGCCGTATCTGGTCGATGACGCCATGAAGCGACCCAAGTACAAAGACCCGTCAGCACCTATCGTGGTCGGCGTTGACCCTGCTCGTGGGGGCATGGACTCGACCGTGATCGTGGTGCGCCAAGGGCGTGACATCGTGGCGATCAAACGGTTCAAAGGCGACGATACCATGACCACCGTGGGTAATGTCATTGACACCATCGAGGAGTACCGCCCCGCGCTGACTGTGATCGACGAAGGTGGACTGGGCTACGGGATCCTTGACAGACTGACCGAGCAGAAGTACAAAGTGCGCGGGGTGAACTTTGGCTGGAAAGCGAAGAACCCCGTCATGTGGGGTAACAAGCGGGCTGAGATGTGGGGAGCCATGCGAGATTGGCTCAAAACGGCCAGTTTGCCCCAAGACAGGCTATTGAAGGCCGACCTAGTCGGGCCGATGAAGAAGCCCAACTCGGCGGGGACTATTTTTCTAGAGGGGAAAAAGGAAATGAAAGCCCGTGGACTAGCATCGCCTGATGCGGCTGACGCCCTAGCCGCGACATTTGCGTTTCCTGTTGCACATCGGGAGTACAATGATCGCAGGACGCCCCGCGTAAACGCGCAAAACGGCGCCGCTGCTACTTCTTGGATGGGGTCATAATGGCTACTAAGAAAAGTGTTTCCTTGAGCGTTGGGCGCGGTGAGAAGCTGCCCGTTAGCAAAGGTGCCGGTTTGACCGCTAAAGGGCGCGAAAAGTACAACGCCGCCACTGGATCGAACCTCAAAGCACCAGCCCCCAGCCCCAAGACGAAGGCCGATGCAGGGCGCAAAGCCAGTTTTTGCGCTCGTATGGAGGGAGTGGTTAAGAACGCCAAAGGTGACGCAGAACGCGCCAAGGCATCACTTAAACGATGGAAGTGCTAATCATGGCTACTAAACCCGGAC